TCAATATATCTTAATTCTGTAATACCTGTTCTTGTAGATTCAGGATCAATTACTTTATGATAATACAATCTTCCATCTACGTACCATCTTCTAAAGATATCGTGCCCTTTAGTATGGAAGTTCATTAGTCTTAAAACTTCCTTAAATTCGTCTTCTATTTTTCGTCTAACATCTTTACCGAATGGTAAAAGTTCTAGGTTTAATCTTATTGCATCCTTCATTTCGTTTGCAACAATTGATTCATTTATGATATCCTCAATTGCCATATCGCATTCGGGATGTAAAGCGATTTCTCTATAACGTCTGATAAGGTCTTGCTCAGTCTTTGACTGGCCTTCCATATCCAAGTATTGACCATAATACCCACCAGCGGCGATGGTTTGAGTGCCATCATCCGCTTGTGGTTGTGTAAATGCTTGTTTTGGATCTACAGGTTTTTTAACCCTTGTTATAGAAAATCCAAATAATTCAGCCATAATTAATCCTCCTTAAAACTGCACTACTATTTATAAGTAGTTTTTAAGTAGTTGTATTACTTTCAAAGTATTGGAACGCTAATGTAACACTTGTTTCTGATAGTTCAGTTTTGGCAGCATAATCTAAAGTAATTGGGTCAATTGTTGTAGGAAATACACCTCTTAAAGTGTATGACTTAATCGTAGTGCCATTTCTATCTAATTGGTCAACGAAAGCGTCAACTTGGTAGTCAACTGGATTCGTTAATCCTTCGTTATCAGTCATATTATTAATACCGTTCATCCATCTTTCAAATGCATTACGCAATTTGAAATTAGTATCATTTATTACTTTGATAGTCCAATCCGCTATTGTTCTATCTCCAGCAATTTTTATAGCCCTGCCTCTAAATGGTACGTCAAAACTTGGTACTGACATACCTGGTAAAGCAGACGCATTACATAAAAATGCTAGGTCTTCTATTTCTCCACCAACTTGAGCGTAACCAGGAAAAGGCATTATTACCTTATACTGATTAGTTCTTGCGCCGCCGCCCGAAAGTTTAGCTTTGAAGTCATTAATGTTTGCCATTGTTTTTCTCCTATTCTATCCCTTTTAGCCTGCGACCTCTTCAAATGATACGCCTGTTCTAGTCGCAACAAATGAAAGCGTAATAAAGTTAATGCTTCGTGCTGGTTTAACAAAAATTTCAGCAACGAATTCATTTCTATCTATTACTTCGCCTGTGTTGTTAGTTTCATCACAAACTACTAGGTAGTCTGTAATCCCTCTTCGTCCTTGTATTTCTCTTAAAAAAGGTTCTACCATATTTCTAAATCCTGCTCTTGTAAATTCATCATTGAATTCAAAAAGTTGGACTTTAGAAGCTGTGGCTATTGCCCGTTCTAAAACGATAAACAATCTTCGTACATTTATTCTATCAAATGCCGAAGGTACTGCTAATCCAGTTTTATCACCGAATAATACAGTTCCTTGTCCTGGGAACGTTGTCACAGGATTTACTCTTGCTCTGTATAATTCATCTCTTTGTGGTTTAGTTGGATTAAATGCCAGTTTAACTGCACCTCTAACGATACCTCTATTTAAACCTGCAGGTGAATACCAAGCGTCTGCTATTAAGTCAGTTCTTGCAGCCAATCCTGCTGTGTCGCCATTCAAAGGTACATATCTGTACACGTCATTATATCTATCGTACATATATTTGTAACCATTATCAAAAAATACATAACTTGATGATCCTATTCCGTTAAAAAACGAAATAACATTATCTTTTTGTGTGTTAGTATTTGCTACATTAACTACATCACTTCTTTCAGGTGACGCAAAAACAATAGCGTCCATTCTGTTTTCAGCAATAGTAATTAAGTTGTCAATATGGACAGTAGTTAAGCTAGGACCTGCAATGATTAATCCAATATCCACTGTATCAGCGTCTAGGTATTTTTCATAAGCAGATTTAACTTGACCAATTGTTGCAACATCTCCATCTGCACCATTTATTAATGATACATTACTTACAGAAGTTACGTCTGTAAATGTAGTACTTGCTGCTACATTGCCCCAATTAGAACCAGAAGCGTTGTGATCCATCCAAAAAATGTAACTTGATTGATTGTAAATTACATCTGGATAATAATTAGTGTCACCTTGTGGTGTTTTACTATCTGAAGCTTTTGATAAAGCTGCAAATTTTTCTAAAACTGTCCCTTTAGTTCCACTTAAATCACCATCTTCATCAATGATTGCTATATGCACTTCATCATTGACCCCACCTCTTGCTTGTGCATAAGGTGATGTTCCTGGTGCCTTGTCAAAAATATCATAATATCTCCATCTACGTCTTACAGCAGGCGTTCCAGTAATTGCCTTATGTAATCCAGAGGAGTCAGTCGTACCATAGTAAGAAGGTTCGTCTTTTCTTACAATGCTTAAGTCATTAGTTGCAACACTAACAACTCTATATTCATATTCATCACCAAAATTAACTATGTCTCCAGCACTAATTCCTGTACCAGAAGCAACTGTTACAACTGTAGCACCAACGGAAGCCGCTGTTGCTGTTGTTTTGTTTGCTTCTTCGTAAGCAGTAGCAGAAGCACATTGAGAAACTTGTAAATCGTTTCCCCACACACCCGCTGTTCTACTTGCCCACATTCCTACAGAAGCTGAACCGTCAGCATAATTATCTTGGTAATCAGTAGTATTTTTTATAACAAATGCACTACCACTTTCAGTTGCATTTGATACGCTAGTATTCTGTACACGAACAATCCTCAAAGAATTTGAGTATTGTAAAAAATTTGAAGCACTAAAAAAACTCTCAAAGTTTGAGCTATCTGGTTTTCCAAATGTAGATACTAACTCACTTTCGCTGCCTATACTTGTTATCTCATCTAGTGGTCCTTTGAGGAATTGTCCAGCAAAAGCTCCAGTTGACGTTGATACGGCAGGAATGATTCTTGTTAAATCTTTTTCCTGTACGAGAACACCTGGTGATACTTGAAATGCCATTAGGTTTTCTCCTTTTAATTAGCTAATTTAATTTTAAAATAATCAAAACTCGTAAGTTTTCTTACGCCCATAGTCAAATCTCATTACTACGGATATTTATAATATACGTAAACTAGAGCCCTTTTCTCACTACTGGATACCAAACTGTTCCATATTCATCTGTTTCTGGTTTTTCCCAGTCAGGTATACCATCATCTACAAATCCAAAAGGTGCCATATCTTGTTCTATTAATTTTTCTTGCTCTTCATATAATTGTTGTCTAGCATTTGTATTAGTCAATTCTTTAAAGAAGGCTTGATTAGATATCCAACCAAATAATACAAGACAAGTCATTAAATCATCATTACATCCGTCTTCCGCTTTCCAAGAATTACCTCTACGAGAAAATGTTGACATTTCTTCTATGATATTAAAATCATTAATGATTATTTTATCACCTTCAATCAATGTTTTGATATTAGAACAACCAATTTTTTTAATTTGTTTTGTCATACGGACACCAAAACCACTTCCTCTTCCACTATATCCTGCACCTAAAATCTGTCCTGCTCGTCCTCTTTGTGTAGTCATTAATAGATTAGAGTACTCTAATTCATAATTTAAAGCTTCACCTATTTGCTGTCCTATATCATTTGTTTCAACAAGTATTTCTGCTTTGTTATATCCTGTACAAGCTTTAGATATTATATGTGGAAATAAAATAGGTTTAACTTCATTACTTTTATATTTTGCTACAATTTTATAAGGCATTTGTGTTACATCAAAAATTAAAAATGCTGAATAATCTCTTTCTACTCCTCTTGCTACATCAACTGTACAAAGATAATTTCTACCATTTATAGGATTTTCAAACACATCTAAATTACCACTTGATGTTATTGGTGTCATATAAGGAGTTGCTTTAATTTTAATTGGTGAAATTAATGTATCAACACTACCTAAAAATTCACACTCAAACTCTTGTTGGAATTGTTCTTTAGATGTATTTCTTATAGTCATTTCTTTCCACGCTTCATCTCTTCCTGGAACTTCTGACCAATGCACCTCAATAGGAATATAATCATTTTTACCACTTTCAGAATCCATCCATAATTTATAAAATTGATTCATACCGTGTGGGGTTGATACAATAACAACCTTTGAAGTTTTACCAGATGTAATAGTAGGGTAAACGGAACTAAAAAACATTTCAGCAATGTTAGCAGGCACGAAAGCAAACTCATCAAGAAATATTATATTATATGTACCTCCTCTTATTGCACTTGAAGATGTAGCAGCAGCAATAATTTGAGATTTATTTTCTAATTCAATACTACCTTTATTCCAATTGATTACACCTTGCTGTAACCATTTAGGTAAATTTTCATATGCAAGTTGTAGTCTTCCTAATATATCTCTAGCAGTTGAAGATTTATTAGCAAGAATTGCTATGTTTGAATTTGGATTAAATATTGCAAAGTGTAAAAGGTATGCAATTGTTGTAGTAGATTTACCTGATTGTCTAGGTAGTTTTGCAATCGTAAAACGATTATTATGTATTGTTCTTACTATCTTTTTTTGGAAAGGATATAAATTAAAATCTATAAGACCTTCATCAAGAGAAACTATTTTAAACCATTTCTCCATAAAATATATTGGGTCTTTAGCACATCTATCAAATTCCAAAACTTCTTCTTTAGTAAATTCAACTTCCGTATTTACTTTCTTTAAATTTGGATTTCCTAAATATGCGTCTGTTACACTCATTGTTTTGCCTCTTCTGGTATATATTTATTCACAATATACCCCATCCAACCAGTTATAATATATTTTTCGTGGAGCTTGGTAGTTTGGCCACTATGCGTATGAGTAAAATCTGGTGGCCAAATAAGTGTTAGTCCTTTTTTAGCAGGAGTTGTTAAATTCTGATATTTAAAATGTGTACCACCTTCAGGAACATCATTTAAATAAGTCATCCAAACCAGGCAACGATTATTTTGTAAGCAACTTCTTTCGTGATGCTCAGAAAAATAACCTCCTCCTGGCGAATAATATTGTATAATTGCTCCTTCAACCATTCCAAATGGCTTAATTCCTTTAAGCTCAGGATATTTATTTTCGTATAGACTAATAACGTCTTTCAATTGTTTTGTATATTTTACAAAACTTTCACCAGTAAAATTTTCATCTATACCTAGGTCTATAGAATCTTTTTTAGTAAGGTCAACATTGTAAGGACTACCTACAACTCCTGGCTTTTGATGTTCTTTTTGTGATTTAAATAAGGTTATAAGGTCATCACAAATTTTAGGATCAATATACCAACCTCCGATAAAACTATTAAATGGTAAATTATGTTCTTTTAATTCACTCATTAATTATCACTCCTTCTATATGAGTATAGCCTAATTGTTTAGCTGCCTGTACTCTTTGACTACCTCTATATACACTATATAGTTTTTCTTTATATGGTGTTTTTGCAACACCATATCTAGGTATTTTTGATATAGTATGTTTCTGTACTTCTATTGGGATTTGTAATTCTTCACCATCTAATAATTCTTTTAATGGTGGCATTGATTTAATATAAGTCAAATCTTCTAAAGATATATTAATCTTTTTTAGGTTCTTTTGTTTCGCTTTTAACAGTTTCATTTTCACGCTTTTTATTTAACATTTTTTGTAATTCAGCAGTTGAACCTACGAATAAAGCATTTTTAATAGTCGCACTTGTTCTTCCAGGCAATTCTTTTAAATCTTTTAATTTCTTTTGTAAGTCTTGTAATTTATCTACCGTATCTCCAACTTGTCCAATTAACTGACCAACAACTTCATATGCTCTAGGGTGTTGTCCTTCTTTTGCAATATCTAATATTCCTTGTATTGCTTCTTGTCCCTTTTCTATTAAGTTGTAATAATTTTCTCTACTATAATCAGAATCTTTATCTATATATTTTTCTACAGTAACACTTTTTCCATTATCTCTTGGTACTGGAACTTCAAATTTTTGAGGTTCAATTTTTTTACTATCTAAACCTAATATTTCATTTACACTATCTTCTAATTTACTCATTATTCATCTTGTCCTGTTACTGGATTATATTTCTTTGTATCATCATAAAAAGTTATTGTAGTTGTAAATCCAAAATCATCATCAGCATTCGCCGTTTCAGGTTTAGGTATAACTATAATTCTTTCCTCTCTTGATAAAGGAGCATCCGTAGATGTTCCTAAATCTGATTGTGCTTTTCTGATAATCTTACCTTTTGTCATAGGTCCATATAAGTAAGTTTTAGCAGTAAACGCTAAAGTATATATAACAGCTCTTCGCTTATTAAATTCACCATCATAAGTATCTTCATAACCTACATCATTTAAAACTATTGGTATATCTCTTTTGAGTCCTAATTCAGGAATTATATTAACTGTAACTGTATAATCAGGTTGAAAAAAAGGTAGTATTTGTTCAATAATCTGTAATCCATTTTCTGCTGTTGCAGTAAAAGAATAAAGGTTAAAACTTATATCATATGGTACAGGTGTATAATTAAAATTATGTACTGTTGAATCATCTGTTTTAACTTTAAATGTTTTTTGAATTTTATTTAATTTTCTAGTAGCGTCATATTTTAATCCTTTTAATTCAAATCCCATTCTAGGTAAAGTAATTGCAAAGGTTCTACCCTTTTGCAAATTTGCTTGTTGTTCTAATCTAGCTATAAATTTTTCTTTAGGTGCATATGCTAAAGGCACACGTATTCTTTTAGTAACAGCACCTGTACTAGATTTTTGTTGAAGAATTATATTATTAAAAATCTGACCAAACGCAATAGTTAATTTTCTTAAACCTTGATTATAAAAATGAGTACCAAACATTATTCGTCAACCTCCCCAAAAGGATTTCTTTCAGTAAAATCTAATATATCATCTGAAACAGTAAGAGTATCATAACCCGCTTCTGTATTTAAATCTAAATTATCTGCATAAGGTGATTGTGTTTGTATATTAGATACTACGTAATCTTCATTTAATAAAAACGCTGGTTGTCCTGTAGAAAAATCGTGGTAGTCTTCTAACTGTACCGAACCTGCACCATATATAACTTCTACTCCATATTCTAATGTCATTTTATATTGCAACTGGTCTAATGTATGTGTATCTTCGTGTTGGTCAATAGTTTGTAAACCAGTATCAAGTTTTTCACTTGCATATTCCCAACGAGTAACTTTAAGTTTATAAACTGGCAGATTGCCTAATTGGAAAAATGGTTCTTGGTCTTCTACAAATAAAATTTCAAAAAAAGATTTCATCAAAGGCACAAATATAATATCACCTTCATTTGGTCTACCTGAAAAAAGAGGTCTAATTAAACCACCACTTTTATTACCAACTAAATTATCCCAACTTCGTTTTGCAACAACTAAAGTTGTGTCATCTCTAATTTCTAATCCAAATTTACTAATAATTTCTTGTTCACCAGCAAACCCTTGGTTAGTTTCAAAGTACATTTCTATCAAGTAAGAATCATCAAACTTGCTAGTTACGTCTTCTCCTAAAATTATATCTTTATTGACTAGTGTTCGTGGCAAATAATAGACATCATTGCCAAACATTTTAAGACTTTCAACAACTATATCTTCGTGTAGTCTTTGTTCAGCAGCATTGCCAATTCCCATACCACCTTGAAAGTAATGATTAACTGGCATAGTTTTATCCTATTAGAAATGGTACATTATCTTCGTAAGTACTTCTTAATTTTATTTCTAAAGTATCAATGTCCGTTAATGCTTGTGAGTAAATTTCTTTTCCATTTAATGTAACTCCACCAAGCATTGCAACTCCATCAAATTTACTTAAATTAGAACCCCATTGTTTTTTGAATAAAGCAGTTACGTATCTTTTTAAAAATATGTCATTATAGACATCTGTATAAACATTTGGATCCATTTTTCTATAACATTCTAGTACCATAAATTCACCTACTTGTAAATCATCTTGCCAATCCATATCAACATAAAGTCTATTATCTAATTGGTTAAATCTTAATGGTTTTTCACCAACTAATATATGGTCTAGGAAATCTAAATGTCTTAATACAACATCATAGTTAATAACAGACGTTGAAGAAAAATCGTATAGGTCATTTAATCTTAATTGATATCTAACATCAAACATATTTAAATTACCTTTATTTGAAAAAGGGAACATATTAATTACAGATATAACAGCTTCAGGCATAACAATATATCCATTACCTTCTTTCCAATTTGTAGTAACTACAGTTGAATCACCATACGTCTTTGATATAGATTCAGAAGAATCTGCTAAAATTCTATCTTTATCTGCTTGAGTATATTCGTATTTTAAGTAGGTTCTTTTAACACCGTCAAAGTGATATTGAGAAAAATATTGTAATGCTTCATCCATTCTATCTTCTAACTGGTCATCATCTACATTTATCTCTATGACTGGTTTGCCTAATGCTCTTAAAGCGTATTGTTTTAAATTTTCCCTTGAAGCTGGTTCTGCCATTTGTGTCCCTTTTGGGTATATTTATAATAGTAATTATATCTTCGGAAAGAGATTATTAGTACAAAATTTCGTAATATCTTCTTCAGGCAATCCAAGTGATTGCAATACAGTAAGGGTATGTGGATTTTGTTGTTGGTTTTGGAGGTGCTCACTATAAAAATTTTGACCTTTTTTAACATCTTCTTTATTTGAATCACCATCATAATCAGATATTTTATCTAGGTATGATTCTAAATTAGATGTAGCAAGTGTACAAATTTGATTTAATTCGTTTTCATCTTTAATATTTCCACCTGAAATCACACCTTCACTAAAAATTTCAGTTGCCCAACCTGGTCGTATTCTCGGTTTTGTTGGTTTAAACCAAGTTGATTCTTCTATAAAATATCTTGATAACGGATGTTCTTTTACAAGTAATGGAGAATAATCGTGAAAATATCTAACTTTACTTTTACTTGCAATAGCATCCAATCCATAAATTGGACCACTATTTTCTAAATTTGGAAACAAAGATAAGTGTAACATATAATGACCTCTTGTATCTCTAGCGTCCACTATCTCAAAATGTGCTCGTCTAACATTTACATTTTTCCAAGTACGATTAGTCCAAATTTCTTTATTAAATTTTTCCATACCGTCTTCATTGTATTCTTCACAATCTCTATCCAGTATAGATATTATTTTGTCTTTACACTCTATTAAGCGATCCCATATCATCTTTTTTTAATTCCTTTTCTATCTTATTTATTTCTTTATGTCCAGAAATAACATCCATTTCTTTATATAATTGTGTAGTAGTTGCAAAAGCAAACTTCGCTTCATTAAGAATATTAATTTGATAGACATTTATATAACTATTTATTGTTTCATTTACTATCCTTTTATATTCTTTTATTTCACCGTGTTTAAATTTATAATAACGATTAGGTCCTGGTGTATTTTTCATCATCAATTGACCTTCAGTTATATCTCTTAAATGTCTTACATATATATGTGCATATAATTTTTCAGGTTCTTCTTTTATAGTTTGAATATGTTTAACATAATTTATTGTACTTGGTGTAGGAGTAGGAGTTGAATCACTTGTCCATAAAGCTTTAAAATCATAATGTATATGCTCAGCTCTAGGTAATCCAGTTGTTGTTCTAAACAACGAATTTTCTAATCCATATTTCTCTACTTCAGCATAACAAAGTAACTGATTGTAAAGATATATTGCGTAAATGTTAGGTTTGATTTTGCCAGACATAAGAGTTTTGATAAACTCTTGTCGTTCAGCGTTTTGATAAATGTCTTTTGTTAATTCTTTAATGTCATACATATCATCATATAATTAAAGGGATATTTAGATTATCACTTTATATTTACTCAGGCACTTCACCAGCAACAACTTGTCTATCAGCTTCTTTTTTTGAGTCCGCTTTTTCTTTATCTTTGCCTGCTTGTAATTCAGCAGCGATATCTATTTTTTTCTGATCCTGAGCACCGCCTTCATCCTTGCCTTCAGCATACACAACAACTGCATTGGTATCAAGGTCTAAAGATAATCTCCAAGACTCAACATCTTCTGGAACATCAGTTTTTTTGATTGCCAAACCTTGTTTAACAAGATTTTCACCAGCGTCTTCGTTTGGTGTTGCACACATACCATTTGATGAATTGAAATAGTAAATCATTTATTTTCCTCCATAACTTGAATCGCCAGCACCATATGAGCCCCACCAATTAATTCCAAAAAGTCCTGGGTAACAAGTTGAGTAATAGCCTCCGTGTAGATTTGTATAGCATTCGCTTAAACTACAAACACCAGTTTTATTGGTGTATGTTCCACCTACGTGGGAGTTACTATTCGGCACAACTGTGTCATTGGAAGATCCACCCATATAGACTCTAGTGTCCTCTTCGTGGTCAGAATCCGATGGATCAAATGAAAAAGCAAATGTACGCCAAGTTGTACTATCTGTATTATGACTGCAACCACCGTGAAATCCAGTACGACCCCAAGCTATATAAGGATTAGGGTAGTCTGTATGTGTTTGACTTATGCTAATAAACTTACGTGGGTTTTCAAGATTCATTGCAAAAGCATTTATACCTGGACCATAGTAATAATATGGAGAATAAATAAGTCCCCACGTACCATCCCAAGTTGTTTGAAATTTTGTGTAATACTGGTGTCTATCCCAAGCACCATAAGATGTAGTTGTTGATCCTGAAAAAGTTTGCCAATCAAGGTACCTTCTACTTGCGCCAGTTATATCTATTCCTACCCCTTTGACATTACAATCAAACGCACAATATCTTTTACTGTTACCTTGTTTAAGTCCGAAACCAACCCAACCATTATTACCAACTACAACGCACCAATCTTTGTTACTTTGATTAGTCCAAGAGTCTTGGAAATATTCAGTAGAAATTAGGTCATCAAAGAACTCTTTAATTTTAGTGACATCATTTAAATCTTTTTTAGACCTGAATATGTGAATAGTCTTTGAAGTGTCACTGGTCTCGTTACCCGAGTGAACCATCACTAACATTTTCATTTTCTCATTGTATCCAGTACCAGTTGCGTAAGTCTGGTCGGTTTTAAGTAAATGAGGAGTGTAATCATAATGGTCAAAATTAGCAGTGCCGTGCAATCCAGATATTTCTCTCATAGAAAATCGTCTGTTACAGAATATCCGTCTAGGTCTAATTCCTTCAGGTAAAACCATATTTAATTTTGTCCAACCATTTTGACATTCAAATGAAGAACTTATATTGTGATAAGAATGCCAAGAAATAGCACCATTCCGTGAAGAGGTATAGTATTGAGCGTGTGGGTATTGGTCAATTTGGTAAATACTTTTATTCCAAGCAGTCCAAGAAGTCCAACCTTCAGTGGTCAAGTTTGCGTGTCCGATATTAGTACTGTGGTCACTTCCCCAATAAGCGTGAGAAGCATCCCCTAACATTCCAAATCTATAATTTGTTGTGGTATTACAAACTGCACCCCAAGGAGTGTTTACTTGTTTAAAGTTAGAATCAAAAATTCGGTAATTTAAATGGTGATTTTGGTCTGAATTTTGACCAAAGAGACCGAACAAAGGTAAACCTTCTTTTCTTGGATCTGTAGCAGTACTTGCCCCAGCTAATAATGTTGACAAATTACTCATTTATCCCCTATCTATTCTATGTTAATAACCAACCGTAATTTGTAGATGTTGCTACATCAAACTTGTATGTAAGTCTGAATGCCGCATAATTAGTATCAGCAACTAAATCTGAAGCTGCACCCGCAATATTCTCAGCATTAGCAGCTCTTCCTATGGTTAGATTATTTGTTAAAAATTGTCCAAAACCATCAACAATTAAAATGTGGTCATTATCTGCAGGATTATTAGGTAAAGTTAAAGTAAATGCCGCTGCTGTTGTGTTACATATGTAAGCACCACCAGATACAGCAGTTGTTGCTGTACTAATTACAGTATAATTTATGTGAGTTCCTGTACCCCAACTAGGATTTGCGCTAGCTCCTCCAGTTACTAATACTTGTCCTGCCGAACCTGCTCCTAAACGTGCAATTCCAGAACCATCCCTATAAAGAAGGTCTCCTTGTGTTGTTATAGTTTCAGTTCCATCGTCTGCCCATTGTGGGTCACCAGATGTGCCTTGTGTTTGTAATATTTGACCAGAAGTTCCAGCAGGTAATCTTGCGACACCTGAAGCATCCCTAATAATTAAATCTCCGTGTGTAGTTAATTGTGTAACATCTCCACCTTTAGCCGCTAAAATTGACCAATAGGTAGTATCAGTAGTAGCGTTGCCTGTTGAAGCTAAAATACAAATGAAACTTTGATTGTTAAATGTAACAATATCATCAACCACGTAAGCGGTTGCAACGTCATATGCACCCCTAAATACTGGTTTAATTCTACCTAAATTTATTGTTGCCATAATTTTTTATCCCTTATGTTATATTTATAATAGTTTTCTATTCAAGTTAAAATTATTAAACTGTTAATAATAAATTTCCATTGCTGTCAACAGAAAACGATAAACCTCTTTTTGCAAGAAAGCTGT